GAGTATTGCGAAAAGATCCTTTGAATAAAAAGACTTTTGGCCTAGTTTTAGACTTGAAGGCCTCTTCCCCCTCCATCATTTTGCAGCGAATGAATCAATATATGAATACCGATTCGTCCATATTTCCGTGGCATTATTCTTGCTCAGATAATATACATTCACTTTGCATGACCAAATCCTCTGTGGCTTCACCAAACACAACTGCGAGTCTATCGAATGATAGCATAAAAGCTTCGACGATTCTCTCAAAATTTATAAGAAAAATTCCAGAAACACCAGCCTACCAACAACGATTATGTCACGAAATGAATTTGCTAGTTTCCAAAAACTTGTTGCATTATTTACTACGCGCACTGGAAATTCTGGAAATTACCAAAAATATACCGCATGTGACTCGTGGTTCTTGTGGTTCGTCGTTAGTTTGTTATGCACTTGGAATCAGTCATGTGGACCCCGTTTTACACAATATTCGATTTGCACGATTTCTCCACGAGCAGCGAAATACACTTCCCGATATTGATTTTGATTTTCCATATCATTATCGAGATCAGGTGTTTATGCAATTAGAATTAAAATGGCCTGGAAAAGTGGCTCGTATTAGTAATCATGTTTATTTCCACGAAAAATCGGCAGTTCGACAAGCGCTTCGTAATGCTGGTATACGACGATTTATTGCCAAGGACAATATTAGAAAAGAAATCAATTTGTTGAATGACGAGCAAAAAGATTTTGTTTTGGAAGAAACACGGCGTCTTGAAAATACCTTTCGTACTTATTCGCTTCATTGTGGAGGTATTGTATTTTATCCAGAAGGTGTTCCTTCCGAACAATGTATTGGAAAGAAGGGATTATTGAATCAAATTTCACTCAACAAGGAAGAAATTTCCAAAAACAAGCAATTTAAAATCGACATCTTGTCAAGCAGAGGTCTCGCCCAACTCCAAGATACTTTGGTTTCCGACGCGATCAAGTTTGAAAATCCTCCTCACGATGCGCGTGTTTTTGAAATGATATCCCGAGGTCAAAATATTGGTCTCACTCTGGGAGAATCACCTCTTATTCGCAAAGCTTTCATGAGAATTAAACCACAATCTGTTCATGATATAGCAGTATGTTTAGCCATTATACGACCCGCCGCTAAAAGTGCATGGTTGGACAAGACTGCCATTGTATTTGATGATGACGCGATTGAATTAATTGCTTCGGCTTTGAATTGTTCAGATGCCGATGCGGATAAATATCGACGAGGATTTGGCAAGAAAAATACAGCAGTAATTCAAGAGTTTCAGAGCAAGATTTCTTTTTTGGCGCCTGAACATCAGAAAGAGCTGCTAGACAAGTTGAAAAGTTTACAGTATTATAGTTTTTGTAAATCACATTCTTATTCTTATGCGCAACTGATTTATCAATTAGCGTGGGCAAAGATTCATTATCCTCGACGATTTTGGAAAAACACATTGCGTCATTGTCATAGTTCGTATCGAAAATGGGTTCATTTATATGAAGCGCGTTGTGTTGGTGTGTTGCCTCCAACAAAGGAATTGTCGATTTATGCACAAAATCGCAGAAAAGGGATTGAGACTCTGGAGGATCCTTATGAACAGTTGAAAAAATATGGGACTTGGGATATGACAAGCTCAGCGGCATTCTTTCCAGATTGTTTTTTCACGCAGATTGGAGAAGAAAATATGTATCATTTGCGAGGTATTATTGCAGAAACACGGGCCTTGAAAGGCAAGGATAAAACCAAACACATTTTTTTCATAGGTGTCGGCCCTCAACACTATATTGATGTTGAATGGAGTGATAAACGACCACTGAAAAGCTCACAATGGATTGGTATTGAAGCTCGAGCAAGTTTGTTGGATGCGGAATTGCATCGATATGCGGTGAATGAGTATTTCTTGTTTTGAAAAAAAAAAATGTGTTTAATGAAATAATTCAAACATTAACATAATTGCATTTTTATTACCAATTGTAATAAAAATTACAAAAAATAATCCAATTGCTTTTTGGTACTAGTTTGAACCATTGGTGGCTCGGGAATGGGTGGTATCGGAGGCTCGGGGAATGGCGGCTCTGGGAAAGGAAATGGAGTTGGAATCTGACCTTGCTGTTGTTGTTGTTGTATTTTGATAATTTTTTGTATCAACTTTTGTAGATCCATTTTTACTAATTGGAAAATAGTAAAAATATTTTAATCAAACTAGAAATAATTATTAAATACATATTGGAAATCCATACCATTGTAAGGATCCGCGGTGATGGGTCCATACACAAACTCTGGATCTTGGGTTTGACTTTGAGTGCTTGAAGTGACAAAACTGTTGAGGAAAGTACCATTTGCTCCGGTTATATAATTTCCTGGAGTAATTGCAGTTCCTGAGACAATATCAGGATTGGTAGCAGACCAACCATAAGTGGAGGTAGCATTATAGTTATTACCATTTCCATTTCCTCCTTCATTGGGTCTCCAAGCCCAAACACAGAAGGAAACATTAAAAGTACTAAAATCTTCAAAGTATCCGATAATTGGAGGTCCAAAGGTCAAATTTCCAGATGAACTGCTTATCCAATTTCCGGTGTAGTAAGGAGTTCCCAAAGTCACGGAACCGCTTCCATAATTAGGCGGGTTGGGATAAGTAATATTCGGGTTACTATAACTGGTTCCAGCAACAGTTGCAGTATCAGAACCCGAAACATTGTAAGCATAGGTGAGAGGATTCGAACTTGCCGTACCATAGTAAGCGCTCCAAGGCAAATCATAAGAACCAAACTCGGTACAAATGATGGGTGTGGACATGTAAAATTCTGTAAAGGCTGAATTTTGTAAACATTGGACCAATTGTCCAAACCCTGGTAAAGCGTTATAAGTTCCATAACCATCCACATTGTAAAGACCAGGTCCTTTGGTAGCACCGCTGTAAAGACCTACATAGGGATGGATATTAATCAAGCAATTGTTAAAGTCTTGGGCACTAAAGTAACTGCTTCCTCCAGGAGTTGTGACCACGGATCCGCCTGTAATGGCATCCATGACACTTGTCCAACAGTTATAAGTATTATAAATTGTACTTGTGGTTGGAGTTTGCGTGGTGGTACCGTTACTTCCACCATTGGCATAATTGAATTGACCAGGTTGATCCGCAGGGTTGGAAGAACTATAAGCATAGGAAACATCAAGGAAAGCGTATTGGTCGGAACCACCAAAAATGCAATTATTATAAGCACCGACAGTTTGACGAATTGTGCAGAACATAGTTCCAAAGCCGGTAAAAGAGAACAAATTATTGGTAGACGATCCTGAACTATAACTATTAGTTCCTTGTTGATAATATTGTCCACCATTGATGTAGGCTTGATAATTTTGCAAATAGGAGAAACTATTGACATAACCACCAGTTGAGGAAGTCGTGAGTTGATCACATACAGGTTCATTATAAAGTTCAAAGAAAATATTACTATAGACATCATAATTAATGGTATTGTTTAGACTGGGGTAAGAACTGGCATTGAAAATCGAGGTACCTGAAGAATTAATACCAAAAATTTCCGCTACCGTCGTCCAAAAGTCTAAAGTATTATCTGACAAGGTACCCGATTCGGTGCCATTTGAAACAAAAACACCGGGCAAACTTAATTGTTGTCCAGAATTGTAATTGACACCCGAGGTTCCATTATAACTTTGTTTTGGTGATTGAGTAGAATAACTCCAATGTAAATCTAAAATAACGACTGCATTGGTAACACCTGTTACTGTTAATTGTTCAGTAGATCCTCCACTGCTGTAATTAGAATTGGTGGTGGTTGAAACGGTAAAGGTTGAACCAGAAGAAGTTGCCGCAGTAATCAAATCAATAATCATTTGTTGATATTGGGTGGCGGTAAAATAAACATTACATCCTGTTCCAACAGAGGACTCTGGAGCAGAACCAGCCAAGAAATAATCGGCACACATTGGAATACGCATGGCAGGAATGACATTGCTGTTATTGGTCACTTGTACCATCGTGTTGATAAAGCTTACAAAATTGGTGGTAATACAGTTATTGGTAAAATCATAAAAAGTATCATAGGGAAATAAGGAAGAAATGTATTCAGTACCCGTGAGAGAAAATCCACGCAATTGAACATTATTGCCAGCATAAGTTAGACTGGTTGTGGTAGTTCCCCATTGGTAATCAGTTGCAATGCTTCCTACATCATCTTTGATCCAAATGTTGAATTGCATGATTTTATTGTATACAAAAGTAGTTGGTAATTGTACCACAATTGTAAAAGAAGTATCCTTGACATAAGAGTAAGTAATATATTGTGATGCATCATAGACAACACCATTATAATTAAAAGTTCCTGATAAATCCCCTTCAAAAGAAATGGTAATCGGAGGAGGAACAACTGTTGGAACATAAGTAAATACATATTGCGACGCCGACGATTTCAAAGTTGCATCAACAGTAATATTCCACACTCTTTCAAGCTTGACATTGCTAGTATTGGCAATTACAGTATTCCAATTAATAAGAGCATTTGGACATGATCCAATATAATTGATAACACTAAAGGGAACATTTATTTTTGATAATTCCAGATCTCCGATTCTTTTACCCAAATTATTGATCGAGTTTTGAATATTAAGAATTGTATTATTCAAGACAGGAAAATAGTTGTCGCAATTATTATTCATTTATAATTATATTTTTTTTTTTAATTATTTATAGAATGAAACAATGTTTAAAATGTAAAGATGATTGCAAATGTAGCTTTCTAAAAGCTTATGCAAATTCGATTTATTGTAATATCGCATCCAAAAAATTTGTCTCTGATGTGTGCATACCAAAAAAACCCTTTACCTATAACCCGACTGAACAAAATATATTCTTTGGTTCGAATCGCACAGCGTCAACTTATCCAATACTTTTCAATGTTACCGGACCTTGTCACGAATTTCCAAAAAATGTTTCCTTGTTTATAAAAAATTTAACTTGTACTGATTTTTTAAATGTTGGCATTGTGCTCGTCAATCCTCAAAACTTTGGGGTTGCCTTATTTTACAATCCAGACGCAGTATTAACAAGCCAACAAAAACTTATAGGAAGTCAGACTTTTCAGGGACCCAACACTAGTTCAAATCCAAGATTAGGTACGATACCATCAGGTGCTCCTCCAGCAACAGAAATTAAACAGGCGACTTTTACAATTACAAATTTACAATCAAATTTGCCAAAATGGGTAGGACAATCAGGAACTTTTATACCGAATGTAGCAAACTCGATTCCAAGATTTTCATCTCCTTGTCCGAATGTATCTAGCACAAGCACTTTGGACGATTTTAGTAAATATACTGGAAATGGAACTTGGAAACTTTATATTGAAAATTTTGGTACAGGTTTAGGTTATTTTGATCTTGTTCAATTGTCATTGTATTTTTGAATTTTCAAAATATTTTTTATAAATGATAAATGAATAAGCCATTACTTCCACAATTACCTTCTGCCCAGGACCGCCAAAGACTAGCGAGATTGACTCGTATTCAGTTGGAATTAGAAAATGCAACCTTACAGGAAATCAATCAATATCTGTTGGAACGTGTTCGATTACAACAAATTCAGATTAATAATATGACTGAAAACCAACGAAAAAGTCGAGCGATCGATTATCGTGACTCTCCATTAACACCTCCATTGTTTAGACGATCACGCAGGGTTTAAATTATTCTAGAACCAAAGTATAGGGAACACTGGCAATCATATCAGCGCCAGGACTTCCCCCTGTTAAACATCCGTTTTGAACTTGTTGAAATTGATTTCCGTGGAAGTTAAGGAGTGTTCCTTGACTAATCCACGGGCATTGTCCGCCAGGACATTGAGAAGGTGAAGCACTAAATCTAAAAATTCGATGGCTAGAATTTTTAGCTTGGGGTGTGCAGCGCGGGGCTTTTAAATCACAACCTTTTTTACCAGGCTTGCAGCAAGGTGAATTTGATCCAGGAGTTCCTTGTGCAACTCCGGACTCCCATTCTTCGGAAGTCAAAAGCCATACCAAAATTGGGTTATTGTCAATTGCCGAATGAATGTGAGCGGCGCTTACATTTTTCAAATCGTAAAATTTAATGTATCCAGAAATGGACTGATCAGGTAATACAGTGTATTCTGATTCACCATATGGAGTAATTGCTCTATATTTAGACATACTATAATCAGACAAGTTAATTTAATTTAGTTAAAGTACACCTTTATGCATTAATATTCGCAAAATTATCGCATTTTTAAATTTCTTTAAACTTTTTTCTGCCTCGGGTCAAACCAAAAATTGATGAAAAATTAAAATGACTTAAAAACAAGCAAACTAATAAGAAAAGCAAAAATGGTAAAGAAGACTCAAACAATTGTTTCCACTTCCCAACCCGTACCCGTTCAAGAGATCAAGCAAGAGGAGCTTGAGAAAGTTAAACTCGTAGAGACTGTAAAGGCCGCTGAGCCAAAAAAGAAAAAGACCACTAAAGCTACCAAGGTAGTTGAGCCAGTTGTTGTTGTTACTACCCCAGCTGTCCCTGCTCCCGTCGAGCCTGAGCTTGAGCTTACTGAAGTTGATGAGAATGCCGAGGTTGTTGAGGAACCTGTGACCGAGGTAAAGGACAAGAAGCGCAACCGCCGTGTCGTCAACAAGGAATCATTTTACAATGATTTCGAGGCTTTTGTAGAGCAATTCAACGGTTTCCTTGAGACTATCAAGGTTGAGAAGGGAACCAAGAACAGCAAGACTCTTATGGGCAAGAAGCTTAAGCAACTCCAGAACGATTCTTACAAGCTTCTCAAGATCAAGTACCTCCGCGACGAGAACAAGCCTAAGACCGAGAACAACAGCGGTTTCATGAAGCCCATCAAGATCTCCAACGATCTTGCTTCATTCCTTGAGACTAACGCTGAGGAGCCTATTACTCGTGTTCATGTTACCAAGAAGCTTTGCCAGTACATCAAGGAGAAGGATCTTCAAAACCCTGCCGATCGTCGTGAGATTGTCCCTGATCAAAAGCTCAAGGCTCTTTTCAACATGCTCCCTGATGAGAAGCTTACTTACTACTCGATGCAAAAGCAAATCCAACAACACATTTTTAAGATCTAAGTTTGTTTACTCTACATTACCTTTAATGCAAATTTAACAAGTCTTTTGTTTCGCCTTCCTCCCTCATTTACATATTATAATACAATTGATTTATTATAATAATTAATATTCTAGATAAAATTTTGTGTAATTCGTGTTTCGTCATCGAATACAGCACTACAAAGTACATATGTTGTAACATACAGGTCAATAATTTCTATAATTTTTAGCACACAAGGCATTAGTATGACTTCAAATTGTGATTGGTTTTGAGTATTAAATACAATGTTTTGATTATTTTGCAGACAAACAACCAATATATACTTGTTTTGTTTATAATTTTCCGGTAAACACCAATACTCTGGATATCCTTGATAAAATGACCAAGATGTAGGTAACAATTGTGATAGAGCACTATCGATGGTTAACGATAGAGGTAGCTGTATACAACGATATATAGTAAACTCACAAGATATTAATGGGATTGATTCTATAAATTTTTTTACATTTAAAATTCTATCTAGATTACTTTTTTTTTTAAAACTTTTTAAAATTAAACCGGTCCAAGGCTCAATCTTGTTGGTAAAATTACCAGACATGATGTCATTACAAAATTGTTTTAAATCTTTATTGTCTTTAATGTGTTGTTGATAAAACTTTTTCAAGTCGTCAATACAATCGTCGTCGGATTTCCAAGGTGGAATGTGTTGTTGTCGATAAAATTCATCAAAATGGAAATTACCATAGTAGGTTTGATTTTTATTGTACAGACTTTGATAAATTTGAACGATTATTTTATTAGATTCTTCCAAATGTTTCCAAATAACTTCTTTTAATAACCTGACACAAACTTCTTTATGTTTGCTTGTTATTTGTACAAACTTTTTCTCGGCAATATATTTTTTCAATAAATACTGATAGATATTACTTATAATCGTATCCGGATTTTTTGTCAACTGGCTTTCGTATCGTACTGCATCTAAAAACATTTCTTCATCATTCAACATATCCAAATCCGACCAATCGGGACAAATATCTTTGAAACAATTTTTAAGTTTGTAGGAATCCATTTTTTATTAGAAAAAATATTTTAAACAAGACAGGCAAATGTTGCACTTTTCCATTACACACAAGACTTTTTTTTTTTTTGAACAAACATTACAATAATCAAATTTCTTGTACAAAAAAATTTCTTCCTCTAATCCTGTAATATGTGTAAAATCTGGGTGTCGTAACATTAAAGTTGTTGGACATTCTTGTTGTTGCTGTTCAGATCCTTCAAAACTAAATGTCTTGATTTGGAAAGGGTTGTCGATATCGGAATACTCGTCCATCAATAAATTATAATAACTTGCATCGATTTTGAGAAAGTTAAATATACAATTAGTTTTGTTTTCAATCTGGACAAAAGGAAGACCATATTGTTTAAGCAATAATAGAATTTCATCATTCACACTGCGATCAAAAATTAATTTTCCATAAAATGGATTTCCATCATAAAAAAGTTGAAATTTTTTCAAACCGAAAATTCTCAATTCTGGTGATAAAAAAGATTGTAACGAAAATACAGATATTGTATAAGAAAATTTTATCATGTTTAATAAAATTTTTACCCATTTAAATTTTTTTTTGTAAAATTTTTTTATACTTGCTATAAGTAGAGAAGATTATTTAGATGTCGTCACTTGCAGGAATTCAAGACACCATTCTTTTTGACTACGTAGTAAATTACGTATTCCCCCAATATGCCTTACCTTGGAATAACTTTTATACCACTATTGATGCTGAGCCATTCTTTGTTAGAAACGAGCAACGCAATGTTAATGCTCGCATCGCCAAATCTCCCCTTATTGTTAACTCTGCTCCTCAACTCATCCTCCAACTTTCTACCCTCCCTGACTGGGTTGCCTCTGTTGCCTCTCCATCCAACGGATCCGTTCTTGATACCATCTCCACCAAGAACTTCCTCGGCAAGCTCTACAGCAAAGATTGCAGCGGACTTGACTACCAATACTTGAACAACGGTCAAATTGTCGGAGTTACTGGACCTGCCGTCACCCCCGCCAGCTACTGGACTGTCCTCCACTTCAACCTTGCCAACCAAAACCCCAAGAACAACCTCTCTGTTGTTGTTGTTTCCAACCCCAACTCTACCACTCCATCCCTCTACAGCTCTGTTAACGGTTCCATCACCATCAACGGTGTTACCACCAACATTAAAAACGCCATTCCTTACGGAGTTGGAGCCACCAGTGATCCTTCCGCCGCAATTGCTGCCGGAACCACCAACACTCTCTACACCCTCTACGGTAACAGAATCTTCCTTGCCATCAAGACCACTACCCCCATCACTACCAACGGAAGTGTCAGCTACAACCTTCAATTCAGAATCTGCGAGACCGCTACCCTCTCCCAAGCCATCGGTGCTCCCATCCTCGCTTAAATCTGCTCTCATCCTTCCAGCAGCTTAGTATTAAAATAAAAAGTCAGTTATGTTTGTAGAAAATGTTGAAAAATAAGAGTAAAAGTATTGCAAATACAATTGACTTGCAAATAGTTAGTATAACTGAACTATTTGTTGTGATTGGCAAAACTTTATTAAACATACTATCTGCCCAAGGATTCGTCAAGGCGATATACATTAGAATAATGATTGTCAGTGATTTTAGCTCAAAATGGAATTTAGAAGTCATATGTATGTGACTTGCTGCAACAGGTTGCTGCTGTTGTACATGCTCTTGTTGTGCTTTTTCTTTTACCGGAAACATCCAATGAATCATTTCTTTTTCGTCGTGTGTAGGAGGAACTGTATCAATTGGTAATTCTCGAATATTATCTCCCATGTTTTTATCCATGGAACAAGTTTTGTTTAAATCATTTTATGTGAGTTACATTTAGAAACTCGAAAAGAATTGGATACAGAAATTCCAAATCGTGGATAAAGAAATGATTATGAGTGGACAAAAAAACAACCCAGTCTTTGCGGTTTTGCAAAGCTTCCAAAACTTGTGGTGATACAAAACCAAGTTTTTCATCTTGTTGTGTCGTAATAAACAAAATTTTGGTATTACAGTTTGCAAATGTTTCTTTACTACAAAATCTTTTTTTCACACCAAAAAGATATCCCAAAGCATATTTAAGATTATAATAATAATTCGATGTTGGGCTATTATACTCGGTTTGTCGTAAAGATGGTTCTACAACAATATTTTGAATGGCATCAGAAATACAAGATGGAAAAAACCTAGAAGCATAAAGTGTGCATTGATAACTTCTGTATTTTATTGAGAATTTAACAGGTTTATACAAAAATCCCACCGAGAAGCAAATAAATTTGACAATATTCCAATCATTGAAATGCTTCATTAATTTCCATGCAGCAACGGCTCCCCAATCGTGTGCAATAATCATCTTGGACTCATGTAACGGATAGGTTTGAATTACTTCTTTTATCGATTTTACATTTTGTTTCTGAGAAAGTCCAATTCGTGTATTGATAACAATTGGTGTATGCGCAAGTTGGAGAAACTTTTGAACCAAATCCGTATACACAATACAGCCGTCGGGATATCCATGCAATAAGAAAATAAGCATTTTAATTTTGTCCTTTAATTTTTAAATAGGCTTTATATATATAACATTATGCGAATTTGTAAATCATTTGATTATATTATTTCAAGTTATTACAAAAAATATAATATTCCATTACCAAATTTTATTTCCGACCTAATCAAACAAAAAAACAGTGTTTTTTGTTTATTTCATTGTTGTGAATGCCAAATGAATTGTTTGCTAAAAAATCATATTGACAAGACAATTGAAAAAATTACAAGATATAAAGCATAAATTATTTCAATTAAAAAAAATTTTGGAAAATAAATGAAACCTATCAAGATATTATATTGGACACCATTGACATTTGACAATACCAAATTTACACCGGTCTTCTTCTTTAAACCCAACTTGGAATTGTTAACTTATATTGAGCAAAATGGATTTTTCAATATCCCAATTACAATCTCCGGTACAAATAATTTATACGATGGCACTACTTATGTATTAATGGATATCGCAACCATGCCAGGTGGATGTCCGAATGATTTTCAGGACAGTCCAGTCATTTACTCTTGTACAATGAGTAATACAGCTTGGACGGTATATCCATATGAACCATTTATTGGTGAATTTACAATTTGTAGTCCATTAACGACTGCTGAATTTAAAAAACCTGGACAGGGAAAATCATCTACTAAAGAGATCAAGGAAGATTTTTGTGGATGTTTTGCAAATAAAAAAAAAGGAAAAGATGATTTGGAGGAAGATTTTGCTCCGCCTTTGGATGGAAAAACCAAAGTTCCTCAAGATAGCCAGCCGATATCTAATATTGTGACTTTTCAAGAACCACCAAAAGAACCTGTACAAAAACCAAAAAAATATGTTGCACCCAATAACACTGTGATTATTATTTGTTTATTTTTGGCGATTATTATTGTCCTCATATTGTGCTTTTATGGTGATTTGAGAAATTTCTAGTTTGGATCAAACCAAGGCCAATACACAGTGTTTGTACCATTTGGAAAAGTTGTATTAATTTTTCCATCGGGGTAAGAAATATTGACAAGTCCGTTTGGATAAATATGTTCCAAAGTTCCGTCGGCTAAATGTACAATATTTTCTCCTGTTGGAAGCGAATAATTCCACTTTCCATCAGGCCAAGTAATGTTTGTCACACCATTATTGTTATTGGTAATGGAACCATCCGTCATATTTCGAATATTTTTAGCAAATGCTGAAATTGCAAAGACTAGTATAAGGTAAAAATTCATTTTTATTGATTTTGGCTACAATAAAAATAACAATTTCAATTTTTAAAATGTCTTATACAGTCTTTATTCAAATTGGAAGATCAACCCGTCGGATAACAAAGCAATTAAAAATCCTTCAAAACCATTTGTGCAACAGATTTTGCCAACTGTTGTTCGTCAAATGTTTTTTGAACCTCTTGATCAGAAACTGGGTGTAATGTCCAACCTTTGAAAGATGTTTTTGTAGAACTCCAAGTAATTGCACTAAAGTATCCACAACTACTACCATCAAATACATATTTTCCATCGATATCTTCAAAATACAGTTGATATTTATTTTTAGATTTTGCATCGTGCTCAACATAAATACGATCATAAGGATGATCTTGATCAAAAACTAAATAGGCTCTAGGATATAAATACCCGCCTTCAATATAGAGCAGATCGGCATCAAATAAAACTCGAAGGCTAAGATCAGTATCAATATAAAAGATGTTACTTTTTTTAATATCAGGGGTTACATAAAGTTGACTATATCCAACTAGTGGTTGGTCAACATAAATATAGCATTTGTTAGGACTGGAAAGTCGGAAATATCCTCCTTGGAAATTTTCTGAATACAAATTAATTTGTTGACTTTTTGCAACAGGTAAACTACGAATTTGAGCCAATTTTTGCTCGTGTTGTTTTTTTCCTTGTTTAAATTTTTGTGCAACAACTTGAACGGCTTGAACAACTTGGGGAGTTGTCTGAACACCACCTTGTTGTAAAATTGCAACAATCTCTTGTGGACTTGATCCTTGAGTAATTGCGCTTTCTAATTGAGTCGCTACAACCGGTTGATTATTTGTTGGGGTCGCACTGTCAATTACACTGCTCATTGTATCGATTACGGCAGCATTAACAGCTTGTTTAACTTGTGCTGTTGGTTTTATTCCTTGACTGGCTAGATTTTGTGTAATACCTTTTGTACTTCCTTGTTGCAAAGCATCGACTACAGCAGCTGCGATTTGCTTTGTTTGTTCAGTTGGGACGACCACTTTTGATTTCTTTTTTGTAGCAGGTGCAGGCGGAGTTGCCACACTTGGCAACAACGAATCAACAAGTTTAATCATCATCTTTTTACGACGAGTCGCATGCTTATCTTTGGATGCATACTGCTTATTGGAAAGTAATTGAGCATAGCTGAGAATTTGATTGAAATTTTTTTCCTTTAATTTTTTGTTCAAATATTCGAGTTGTTTTTCGGAACCCTTGTTCTTTTCAAAAATATTGGTTTTGGGGTCTTTAAAGGGAAAGCCTTTTGCCTCGGGATACTTGGATTTAAAACAACCGATGGCTTTATTCAAAGTTTGGTCAACTGGAAATTTAGCATCATTGTAATCGATTTTCGTTAGAGGTGAAGTACATTGTGTAGACATTTTTTTTTATTACCAACGAATAAAAAAATTAATCAAGTAATTTATACATATCGACAAATATTTGTTTACATTTTGAAGACATTCTTTGACTTGCAACAAAACTAAATGTTGAACCCTTGTGTGTATTAAAATTCCAATTTCCGATAAAAGTTCCAGTACACTTTTCACAGACCAACAAATCTATAATGGAATGGTGTTCTCGTCCATCAAAAAAGTTTTTAGGCGTGCTAAAATATTGATATCCATTTTTTTCCAAAAAATCAATCACTCGATTGTTTAAATTATAACTAGCTACAAAAATGCTGTCTTCGACCCTAAAATACTTTTGTATACATTGGATATAAATATTTTCCAAAGTGGCAATATATGTTTCCACATCAATATTATTATGCTTTGCCAAATGTCCATTCATATCTTCTTCAAGGCGAATGTGGATGACATTAAATTTTTTTTTTTTCTGCAAAATTTCATCTACAAAGATTTGATATTTGGCAACAAAGGATAAATTTGATAACAATTCGGTAAACATTTCTACATCATGAGAATGTATATCTGCATCCTCCCAATTTTGGAAAGAATCAAAATAAAAAATGCTTATGGGTTCGAGCAAATTTTCAGGAAATTCTTCTACAAATTCTTGATTATTTATTTTATAATGAATCCACAATTTCTTTACAATTTGAGATGCTGGATCGCCTTGAATATCATTTAAAACCGTGTCTTTGGGTATCCATAATTGATTATTGTTGACAAATTTGGTTTTTATTTCATTTGTGATATCCAAATTTTGCTCCTCTAAACCATATTTTACACAAACCAAGTCAAATTTTGTTTTTTGACGATCCAACACTATGATCGAATATCTTGATTGACAATATCGATTTAATTTTTTCAAATCAATGACACTGTCGATTGAACATTTTTTGCTTGTCAGAGGTTCCAATAAAAAATCATCAAAAACGACTACGGATATTTTTTTTTGGTGTGCAACAATAATACTAGAGACAATAAAAAATAATTGATTACAAAGCCCAGTACCTGGCCAATTTGGTTTCATCGCCAAGACATTTTTACTGGTCGAGTGACTCATATTTTTTTAATGACGGTATAATGTTTTAAATCAAAACAAGTTGGCAATGGCTTCGATTTTTTTGTTCAAGTGTTTCCAAGTTTGAAATAATTCCTTAGCCGAGCTCGAATCCCATTTTTGTCCAAAGTTTTTACTGTCTTTATCACTTTCAAAAATTGTATGAAGAAACATGTAATGAATCTTGTTTTGGACAATAAAAGGTTTCAAATACAGGAAAGATTTTAAAATATATCCGCCGGCAATGTTTGTATAATTTAAATAATCAAAGTGATAGTATCCATATTTTTGCAACAAAGTATAAATAGAGCAAAGGTCCATCAAATTTTCGATTTGATAGGACAAATTATCATGTTCCATCGCATCTCGAATGATACCGGTTTTCAAAACATGATAATCCATATATAACAATATATCATTGTGTACTTTTTTAATTATTGTATGATCAGACTTCATGATACCAATATATAAATACAGTAATTGGAATTTCAAGTGTTGAGAATGATTTTTAAAAGCATCTCGGATTAATTCAACATAGTCTAGATATTTTTGAATCAATCCAGAAATACGATCGTCCTTTTTTTTAAAGTTTGCTTTTAAAATCATGTACAAACACAAGAATTTGTAAAACACTTGCAAATTATTTTCCAATGATTCTTCTGCAGGATTATATTCAATACATATTTTGATCAAAAAATACTTTTTTTGAAAACAAGAATCCATCTCTTCAATTTCTTTTAATAACTGAATGGTATTCATACCTATAATTATACAATATTTTTTTTAATGTCTTGGATGTTAAATATATCGTGAATATTCGTTCTATTGACGACCTGAATCGGTTCGTTTAATGTTGGAGTATTTGTGCTAGTGTATAAATCTAGTTCCTTTTGAATCGCCTCTGGTTGATATCCAATAATTGTATTAACGACTTTTAACTGTTTATTAAGATATAGTACAGTCGGAAGTCCAGTAATGGAATATTTTGAACATAATTCATCGCCATCATCTGCATCGACTTTTAAAAAACAAATCTTTTCCTTGTATTCTTCTCTTTCAGAAAGCTCTACAAAAAAGGGTTTTAATTTCTTGCAAGGACCACACCATTCAGCGTAGAAATCAATAACAATCAAATTTTCTGTCTGAGCAATGTCTTGCAATTCTTTCAAAGTTGTTATTTCCTTTACCATTTTTTTACATGTTGTCAAAAAATAAATTTTCCAAATATTTTTGTGCGATACTGAGACCCAATCTTTTAAGCCTGCATTGTTTAAAAATTGATACATTTTTCAAAAATGATTTGGAATGGTAGAAAATAACAATAATACTACATTATGGGAGTTAAACATTTTTATCTATGGTACAAGAATAACTTTTCCTCTTGTGTCCAAAAAAAAAGCGATACCATCGACACACTTTGCATCGATCTTAATGGCTTGTTTCACATTTGTGCACAACAAATTTACAAATATGGAAATGTATCTGCACACTTGCTCTATCACTCCAAAATTCAACTTTTACCAAAAACCAATTTGACACTGTATCGAGATGTTTGTGAAAAAATTGAGTATTTGCGAAGCTCGATTAAACCTACCAAGAAAATTGTCTTGTGTGTTGACGGTGTTGCTGGACTCGGCAAAATGAACCAACAGCGACAGCGTCGTTTCAAAACGGGTGTTACCAATAAGGATGCCTATTTTGATCCAAATTGCTTCACACCAGGAACTAAAATTATGGACCACTTGACAAAATACATTGATTGGTATATTAGAACAATGATGACGGTAAATCCTGAATGGCAATCTCTAGATGTTGTGTTCTCAAATGAAAAAGTACCAGGAGAAGGCGAACACAAGATTATGCATTATTTGAAGAAATTTGCAAGTCCAACTGAACATATTTGTATTTATGGCTTGGATGCCGATTTGATGATGCTTGGAATTCTGCTTCCACACGACCATGTAGTGATTGCACGAGAGCCTGAACAGGGATTTATAGAATATGTAAATATTAAGCAATTTCGTCAAGAATTGCTCAACATTATGAAATGGGAACCTGATTTTATTGATTCTAATGAGCCAGTATTTGATCAACAGTGCGCGATTAATGATTTTATCCTGCTTAGTTTTCTTGTAGGAAATGATTTTTTGCCGACGATTCCAACAATTACGATTTTGGATGGTGCCATTGACATCATTTTGAAGATTTATAGAGAAGTATGTAAAACACATGGACATTTGACTTTTGAAATCAAGACGAATCAGTTTCTATTACTCAATAAAGAATCGATTGCAAGGTTTATGCAAGAATTTGGAAAATGTGAAAAAATAATGTTGGAAAAAAAGTATAATTCACAGCAGTCTTTTTATCCTGATCCACTTGTGATTAAACATATGAAACTGGTCGATGAACAGCATTCTATTGATATTGATAGTTATAAGAAGGATTATTACAAGGTCAAATTTGCCCCCAATACAACTGTTAAACAAATTGTGGAACAATATGTACATGGAATGGTGTGGGTACTCAATTATTACAAAAAGGGAATTCCCGACTGGACTTGGTTTTATTCGCATTCTTATGGTCCCTTTCTTACGGATTTCCATGATTACATTGTAAATGATTATGTGCCTCCAAAATTTAAATTGAATGACCCGATTCCATCTTTTCTACAATTACTAATGGTGTTGCCGTCTTGTAGTAAAGATTTGGTACCTGAGCCATTGAGCCCACTTATGAGTAGCGAATCTGCGTTGGGTCGGTATTTTCCCGATCATTTTGAAATTGATTTGACGGGCAAGCGAAAAGATTGGGAGGGTATTGTGATTTTACCCTGTATGAATTTGACAGATTTTAAAACAGAATATGATAAATTGGAATACAAATTAAGTTATTCGGATAAAAAACGAAACATTTTTGGAAAAAATTTCTTATATCGATACGACATTACTCGTAGCGATATCTTTTCATCTTTTTATGGTAATATACACGAATGTCCAGTCGCGGTAATTATCATTAATTTTTAATTAAACAACAAGTGTTATGGGTGGTGCAACTTGTCCAAATAAAGCATCATTAATTTCTTGTGCTGCACGTGGTGCGTCCAGGATTGCTTGGGGTTTCAACATGAATTGTGCGTTATCTGTTTCAACAAAAATCGCAAGAGCTCGCTTTTGATCAGCAGTTAAAATAATAGTGGGCAACACATCCGGTGGTGGTAAAACAGCTGGTGGAAAAACAGCTGCAATTGGAGCAGGGGGTTCTAATGGAACAATTAAATTTTGTGCAATTCCCAATATTGTTTTATTATTTATGAAGCGATTTACGGCAAGAGTAGAATCGACTGCAAATTTGACAGCATTGGTTGCGACTTGATTTATTTCTTGTTGTGTAGCATTAACAGGTAAAGTTAGTGTAGGATCATAGGCATTTATAGTTCTACCGGGATAAGCAGTAAGCACAACGTCTAATGCAGCACCAGGAACACCTAACGAGGGAACCAAAGGATGTCCAACTGGAGCAATCTTGCCAATATTATTTTCAAATGGATCAAAAAAGTTGGTTTGACTATTTGGAATGATATCGTTGACAGTAAATGCAGGAAGACCTAATGCATAAGTAAAGAATTCAGCAAAACGATAAATACCATTGGTAATACATCCAAAACTTCCTTGAACTGGTGAAAATTTGTTATTTAGATAGGAATTGGTATCATTTGACAATAAAGATAAGAAAGTATCACCAATAAATTTGGACGCCAAGGAACCCAAATGCTGACCATTCCCATTTACGTGATTATCCTTGAGAATATAATAAAATAGTGGAGTTTGCTCACCAAATACTGTTGTTAAATGATTGATATCGGTTGCGGTTACTAATGGATTTAAAGTTTGAAATACCATATTTCCACTACTAGCTTTTAAAATTTCATTGGCAGGGATGCCCATAGCAGTGGCTAAATCTTGCCCAGAAGGTAATTGATAGGTAAATGTCCCTCTCATAAGGTTACGAAGAGGCAATATATTAGGCATCGCGGAAACTACTGAAGGGATAGGCAAATTATATAAAGATTCGGTAACAAAGCTGTCAAAATTTTCAGTTACTTGGAAACCTTTGTGAAAAGGCATTGGAAAAAACATGCTCCAATCAATAGTTTGGTTTGCAGGAATGGGCCTAGAACCTCTTAAATCGGGTATGGACACAAGCGGTGGTGGCAAAATAGGAGAAAAGATTGGAAATACATCAAAAGAAGAATTTACATAGTAAGCATCTCGGACCATGGAATGACCAAATCGATAAATAGCGCCCGTAAATTCAATAGGAATATTTGGATAAATTGATTTAATATTCGGATGTATTGTTAAATTTCCATTCGCGTCAATAATTCTTGTAAAAAATTTACCACAAAGATCGGCCAAAAAATCATGAACAACCAACCACTGATAATGCCAAACAACCGTTTGTTTTGCTTGGGCAATAAGCTGTGCCAAAGTAAATGTTGGATTGGCGGTTTTAATGTCGGCAAAAACTTTATTGTGGAACTTGAGAAAGGCAAGATGTAGTTGACTAGTAATCGAATTTTGATCATTTCGAGAATCTGCAATAATAGCTACGCCGTTTGCATCTCTTGGAAGATCATCATCACCATTTGGTGTTTTACCAATATCAAAAAGACCATTCGCATTTAAGCTTGTATTCGTAATACCATAAACACTGCTCAAATCAAACAAATTGGTTTCTTTATTTTGCAATGTGTTTAAATCAGCCGGTGCAGTTAATACTGATGTATCATCAAAAGTCAGATCGTGGTCGACAAATTGACCAAAGTAAGTATACCCGGCTGGTAACAGAGAACCTGTGATTGGACCACGAGCATTTACATCCAACATTGTTTTGGCTAATAATTCTAAATCAGCTTGAGTCGCAGTCAAAGGTGCTAAATTTGGAAAAGTTTTGTTAAAAGATTGATTCGGGATAGATCCATGAGGTACAGACATCTTCTATTATAATAAAAAAAAATTTTATAATTGATATAAATTGACAGAATAACCATTCAACAAACCAAGTTGTTGAATTGTAAAACGGTCTTGTAAAAACATTCCATCATTTCGTTTTAATCGGAAAGGATTTTTGTCTTGGAGAGCGTTTTGAATTTCTAATTTTAAATCATAAATAGTAGCGCTTTGATCCATGGGAATCCTTAATTTTTTATTTGTGGCAATTACCAAAACTGTTGCTGTATTTGTTGCTTCTGTAGTTCTTGATGCTGTCATTGGAGATCTAGTAGTTGCGGTAGTTGCAACACTAGACTTAATTAAACGTAATGACTTTATTTTATCCACCACAATATCAAATGCGTGTAAATCGATAGTTTTGGAGGTTTCAAAATTGTATTTATGTCCAAGACGAATATGGGAATCCAAATAGCTCCTCGTACTAATAAGTGGTATATTGCAATTACCTTGACAAGCACTACCAAAGTCGATTAATTTGATGGAGCCATCCATTTTCGCCATTATATTTTTTAGTTTAATGTCCCGGTGAGTAATATTATTGCGGTGTAAAAGTTTAATTGCCTTTTCAATATTGTTGATCCAAAAATTTGCAATGTCCGATTGGATAGGCAGTTTTTTAGACAATATACTATATAAAGTTTCATAATCATGTAAATACTCCATCAAGAAAAAGTTTTTTTGAAAGGAGTCGGGTATTGCTTTTACATAAAAATTACTTGAATCAAATCCTTCAATAACTTTTAAAATTTCATATTCTAATTTTATGGAACGACCATTATTATTGTACTTTTTTATAAAATAATTTTTATCGTCATCTCTAACTAATTCAATGGTACCAATATTACCTTTTGCGATCGTTTTTACAAGTTTCATCTATAATGTAACAATAAAAAAAATGAAATTGTAAATCAAATTTAGTTTGAAATGTCAAATGCACATCCAGGACTTGATACAAAGCGTGCCTTTACTATTGTCTTTTTTGGATGCAAAAGATTGTGCAAGATTACTTTGCTCCCAAAAAATGTCTTGTGGAAACTTGATTGCATCGATACAATTTTATAACAAATTTAATCGACATTCGTACGATGAATCAGAAATTTCTTTGGAAAAAATATACTTGACTTTTCAATATGACTTTAACAAATTTGAACTAAAAACAATTCAAAGCAATTGGACTTTTTTACTTTTGGCAGACAGGTCGATGTATCATGAAAGATTTCCTACACAATGGTTTTTTCGACGACCTAAATCATTTAGAAATTACTTGTTGACCGCAGAAAACAAATTTATTCCCAATATTATTTATTTTGAAATTAAGATACAATCATTTCTATTACCAATTGATTGTATATCTGTTGGATTTTCCTCGTTGAGTCAATATAAATATAATATCTATCAAGAATATTTAGTTGGATGGAGCGGTAATGATTTTGGATGGCACTCCGACGATGGATGGTTATATCGATGCAACGAACACATATATTATTTGGGAATATTTGGAAAATCGGATATTATCGGTTGTGGTTTGTTGTTAGATAGTGGTCAATATTTCTACACACGAAATGGAGAATTATTGTACATTACGAACGGATATTCATTAAAAGTTAAAATGTATCCGACAATAATCGCGGATATTGATTTTGATTATGATATCAATATGGGAATTAAACCATTCAAATACAATATTGAGCATTTCGTTAAATGATTAGTAACATGATATATAAATTATCAAGGCATCATTTGTTGATCCGGTACCATTAGATGTAATTGATAGTACAACTTGTAAATAATTTGAAGTTGTAAAAGTGGAAGAAAAATTTTGTAAACGAATCGGTAATTGATTTGCAGCTGCAAGAACAGGAATCGTAATTGTTGAAATCAAGGTTCCAGATACAAAAGATGATGCAGGAACTGATGTATTATATAAGGATATCGTCATAGGATGGTTTATAGTCCCACTATAATATACTCCCCAACCAAATATGATTAATTTTTTACTAAAAGGTATTGATACAAAATTATTATTAGTTAAATTCGAACTACTAACATTCCCCGGTGATAAGTAATATGTGCCTGTGTTAATCGCTCCAGTTAAAGCAAATTGCAATTGAGATGGGTTAGTATTGACAGTAAATCCGTTAGCATCTGCATTCGCATTAATTAAATCAGTAGCTGACAATTGTATAGTAGATGCAGAACCTGTAATACCCCCAGTATCTTGTTTTATATCATTGGTGGTTCCCGCACAGGAAGATGTTTTGAGTGAAATAAATGAACCTGTCCCGCCACATTCAACACCTACAGCAGTTGCTCCTAACGACGAATTGGCAAAGAATACACAATCACGAACTGCAAATTGACATGAAGCAGTTGGTGCAACATATAAAGCACAATTTCTTCCTCTAGAGGTAGAATTGACATTGGTCGTTGTACGCTGCATTGCATTCGTGGATTGAATTGTAAAAGGATTTGTTGTAGTTCCATCCGCATAAATTCCATAAATATTTCCTGTATCTGGAGAAGATGCGGTAGAACCTACATTGACAACAACAGTACGAGTTTTAGCTGTTGTAGATGTCGTGGTTGGAAAATAAACCCCGGTAAGGTTAACTCCAGCAGATCCTGGATTAGCTGTTAATACAAGTGTAATATCTTCAAGTCGAGTTTGTAAACTCATTGTCACCAAGTTGGTCGATGTAGTTGCATTTAAAATTTGAATTGTTGTTGTTTGTAAACTCATTCCACGAAGTGAACTACCTGTTGGTAAAGTGATACCATTGGTAAGATTATAAGTTCCTGGCATTACCCAGACGGTACAACCACCCGTACTTCCAGCGATTGCTGCATTCACAGTTTGGTAAGGCAAACCATTTAATGATGCGGTAGCGTCATTTCCATTAATTTGGTCGACACGCAAAACATTTCCAAGATTTTGAAACCCATTTGCACCTGTAGCTCCAGTATGTCCAACGGCTCCTGTAGCTCCAGTAGCACCTGTACTTCCAGTGGCACCATTAGCGCCAGTTGCTCCTGTAGTACCCGTATATCCATTAGCACCTGTTGCACCTGTAGCACCCGTATATCCATTAGCACCTGTTGCACCTATTGCGCCTGTGTATCCACCAGCACCTGTAGCACCAGTTAAACCTTGAACACCAGTAGCACCTTGAATACCACTATCTAAATACCCAAAAGATATATTGGATACTGACAGACCTGTCTCATCCATGGCGAAAAAAGCAAACAAACCATTTGTATTACTGGCTAAAGCTTGACTTACTGCTAAAATACCATTTTTATACCAATAGGCGGCATTTGCTGTTACAGCAATCGTAAATACATCACTTGCATTATAAGGACCAATTAATGTAGGGGTTCCAGTATTGTTATACCAATAATAATAATTAGTACTATCAAAATCAAATCCGTATTGGTAACTTGTTCCATTATTCGTTAATACACATGTAATCTCTTTTCCAGAGCTTGGAGCTGTGGGAATAATAAATGTTAAAAAGACGGCATTGTATGGATATACTTCTATAGTATTGGCATTACTACTACTAGATCCAGATGATTTATAAATGGAATTTGCAGTTAATGTTAAATTGGTTAGGTCATTATTAATTAGATTAAAAAGAGCGGGTCCATAGATACCAGTTTCTCCGGTTGCTCCTTGGACACCTGTTGGTCCTTGTGCGCCTGTGGCCCCTGTAGCCCCTGTAAAACCATCAGCGCCTGTTGCTCCTGTAGCACCTGTGGCTCCTGTAGCACCTGTAGATCCATCAGCGCCTGTAGAACCATCAGCCCCAGTGGCTCCTGTAGCACCTGTAGAACCATCAGTGCCTGTTGCTCCTGTAGCACCTGTAGAACCATCAGCCCCAGTGGCTCCTGTAGCACCTGTAGAGCCATCAGCGCCTGTTGCTCCTGTAGCACCTGTAGAACCTTGCATTCCCGTGACTCCATCGGCACCTGTCAAACCTTGTAATCCAGTGCTTCCAGTACTACCTTGAGAGCCGGTTTCTCCATTGAAACCAGTGGCTCCTTGTAATCCCGTTACACCTGGATTTCCAGTTAGACCTTGTATTCCTGTTTCTCCTGTAGCTCCTGGAAATCCAGTGAGACCTTGGGGTCCCCCATTTGGTCCTGTGACTCCTTGAATTCCCGTCGCTCCTTGAGGTCCCGGATCTCCTTTTTCACCAGTTGCCCCAGTATTACCAGCTAGACCAGTTTCTCCTTGGATTCCTGTCGCACCCGTTTTTCCAAAAATCAAAGAATAAATAGGACCTGTAAAAGTTCCAGTAATCGGTTCAATTGCTTGTGCAACCAAATCGGTAGCAAGTTGTCCTACGGCACCCTGACTCGAAATATTCCACCCACCAATTGTTCCGACTGGAGAAAAAGGGTCCACAGCGGGTCCAACATTGATGAAAGGAGTTGCAAAACCAAACTGTGTGTACACAATACCACTCAAGTTGCTACCAATTAAACCTGCCTGTACGGAACCTGGAGGTCCTTGAATATCAAGTGTACCGGGTCCAATAAAAATATCTTTAAATCTTAACTCTTCGGAACCGATCGAATAAATATTTGATGTATCTGGAATTATATTTCCAGCCAAATTAATTGTATCTGGAGAGGAAATTCTCAAGATATTGGAATAAAATAAGGAATGACTTCCAGGTGGGTTGTCTAATATAATAGATCCAGTTCCTTCCGGAATCGGCTGCGTAACTAATGAATTAATATAATTGTACAAGTTGAAATTGTAATTTATATAATCCAAACATGTACACTGTGAATTTTTACATTTCTTACACGCCTTGGGCATTATTTTATATTCAGGGTTTTTATATAAAATAAAAAAACAATAAATCACATACGATTCTTTAATAAAAATAATATCAAAACGACAATGGTCAATCCAAAAACTAGAATAATGATATAAATATAATAGCGAGGATTGGCAATTGGGTCATATTTAACCGGATGGAGCAATTCTTTTGGTTTTACAATACCTCCCACGAATACAGGATTAAAAATTGGTTCGACTTCTGGATGAGAATAATCCAAACCTGGCATCATCACAAGATCCATCGTGTTGTACATTGAGGATGTTGTCGTATTTAATTGAGTCACACCAACATTGTACAAGGCTTCAAAAAAGAAGAATCCAAACAATTTATAGTTAAGTGCAATTGTATTGGATTGCAAATATTTACCATAGCGACCAAAAGAATAAAATATTTTGGAAGTCAACTTGAATAAAGCCTCCATGGGTTTAACAGGTCGAATGATGTTTAAATCTGATAAACCTTGGTTCAATTTTTTCAATTGTTTTCGATCCTTGTAGTTGAAAAATAAGTTTGGCAAGAAACAAATCACATTGTTTTCAATTTCACAATGATTTTTACCGCGCAGAAAGCGAAAGTAACCATTATAACCATATTTGGTACCCCAAGAATTTTTAATCCACCAAAATGGTATTGGTTTTGAATTTGGTTTCTTGGGATCGACATATTCACCCCATCCAACAATTTGAACAGCGTGACCACCCGTTTGATCGGTATTCGAAGGATCATGTACATAAACACCATCTTCTAAAGGATCAAATGAATAAAAATCTCCATACACCAAAAAGGAAGTAACAACAGGACCAAATTGAAAAATTTCCGCCATTATGGATCGTACATCATTCAATGCATCATTAACCTTGTAAACTAAAAAGCAAGTAAAATTTTGTGCAGGTGAGCCATAGAAAATGGTTTCATTATACACAACATTATCATAACAAAAGTTGAATGGTTGTGTAGAATAGGAATAGTATAAAAAACAAGAAGGACTAGGACGATCTGCCGAAAAGTTGCTCAATTCTGTATATTTGGAACTATCCAAATCTTTTTGGGTAAACTTTCCTTGATTCGCAGGAAATCCGAAATTAATGTATTGAAGCTTGTTGGCATAAAAACGATCAGTATTATAAGGCATACAAGTTTGTGTTGGGACTCCATAAAATTTTAAATAATAGAGTGCTGTTACTAACGAATTTCCAAAACAAGCTTGTTGACTAATGGTTGTTCGATTTAGTTTAAAAGGATTGGTTACATCTTCAAACAAACTATTATTATTTTCTACAACCAAGGAAGTAATATTATTACATAAAACCGGTGTCAAAGGTGTCAGAGAGCGGTCAAAAAACTTTCGTCGTGATAGTATATTAAATCTATCTGCATAACAAGCAGAGGTAGAAAATGCCCAACAACTTCCACAAGTACCTTGATTTTCAGCAGGTACAAGAAAATCTTTCCATTCATTAGTTTGAGGCTCAAATTCTTTTGGAAGTTTATTATAATGCTTTGTTTCATAAAATGAAAAATATGGAACAATTTTATCCAAAACTTTACCTAATTCTTGTGTTTTTTTATCACTTTGTTGTTTAGGACCGCTTTGTTCTTTTGTGTCTTCGCCGGCATCTTCCGATGCAAAAGATGCTTTAACAACGACAGTATTTAAAGGATAATTTTTTGGATTTCGTTTCTTGTTGGATTTATATTCTTCAATAATGGGTGTATATTTAGACTTGTGGTGGTGAGGACACAACGGGGATTTATGAATTGGTGTAAATTTACTAGAAGCAACAAAAGTATTCAAAGGATGATTTTTAGGATTAAACTTGCTTCCCATGTGTTTTTTTTACATCAAGATTAAAAAAACTAGTCCTAAAAAAACAAAAAATATAGAAACCGAGAGGATTATAAATATAATCATCTTTTTACGAAACGAATCCGGGACTAGTGGATATAAATCTTTCGCTCCAATACAATTAAGATAGGCAAAATCATTATCTTTGGCAACTGCTTTACAACAACGCTTATCTCGCAGCGGACAGGCTTTTCGTGCATAATCAACACTACCTAATTCCAACATTTTTCGAAAATCACAAAACCAATAACAATTTTCACGCACCCTAATGTCTAATTGATCACAATTTGCATAACATTCTTTCTTGTACTTTTCATAATTAATCAATGGTTTTTTATAACCTCGTTCCTCATCTAAAACTTCCAAATTATTAAAAATCGGCGCACTTTCATTATACCAAGATTGGCGATCATAAATGTTTTTACGCTCAAAAATAACATCAAGTTCATCCATGATTATTTATATATAAAAATTTATTTAAAAATTCAAGGAAATGGATCAAATCCTTGAGTTGTCCAAGCAGCAATACGACGAGGATGGCATGATTTCATCATTAGTTCTTCTGAAATTGTATCGAGCTCTGCGCGTCTGATTTCCATCTTGATCTCATCATCTTTTGCTCGAAATTCTGCAATCACTTGACGAGCCTCGTCCAACACTTGAACTGGTCCTGATATTTTCTTATCAGGCTGCGTAGATTCACATTTAAATAAATCTGCATCATAATAATGCATATGATCCCATCCAAAGGTGCGTTCCGAAAGACTAAAAAAAGTCATTTCAACTGGAAGCGCTGCATAATAATTCATTTCATCATACGATGGGTTTTCTCGTACCCAGTCCATCAAATGGGTATGGCTGGGGATCTTTACATAGCCGTTAATAAAGCCTTGATAACCGCTCATCGGTTTCATTGTAATTTGATAACCGTCTTTTGTTTCGATACATAAATTCTCGGTCGTCGTGTTGATTGTAACTTCTCCATCTTGCAATTTTACATCCCAATATTTTGAGTCCTTGATGGCACACTTGGCGTGTATTGAAAGCAGATTCCTGATAAAAATTTGATTGGACATGCTGTGAAATGAAAAAATTAGTATTTTTTTTATTATATTTGGACCTTCTACCGCCCTCCAGAATAAAAAAAAACTAGGCATCAATTTTTTGAGCGCGATTAAAAACCAACTTTTTGAATTTGCGCTACAATTTTTTTCGCAGCTTGTTGTCCTTGTTTCTGAAATCTGGCTAATTGTTGATTGATTGGTACCAAATCCTTTAAAATCAAATACAAGGCGTAATTGTCTAATTTTACTTTTTCATCAAAAGTACACGAGTTGTGTAATTGAGCCATTTGTCGATGTTGACTCAAAGGAGGTGGTAATAAAGAAATTGTTGTCTTGTTTAAATCATAAATGCGTTGTGTAGAAGTACGACTTGCCATACTTCCAATATCAATAAATTGAATATCCAAGTTTTCCGGATTGACAATAATATTAGATGCTTTAATATCTCCGTGATAAACACCTGCCTCGTGAAGTCTTTGCAATGCATCGATTAGATTTCTTGTTAATTGTAATTTATCCTCTTCAGGCACAGTTTGTAAGTATGTATCTAAAACAATCGGATTTTTAAATTTGTTTTCATAAATAATTGCTTGAACGGATGGATAAATTGCTTTGACACTTGGCAACGGTAACGATGGATCTAATGTCATTAGTAATTCAGCAGCCTTTTTTTCAGCATCAAAAGATTGTTGATTTGCAATGACTTTCATGACCTTTTTATTTTGTTGTCCCATGTAGATACCACCGCCTCCAGACCCACCTCTTCGAAGCAAAGTTTTTAGAGTTGCCGTTGTAAACTCTTTTTTGAATAAATAATCAAGAATGAGTACTTTTTGATCAACCGTTAATTGTTGTTGTGAAGATTGACCAAGCAAATGTGGATACAAGGATGGATCTTTTGTACCAGGAGGCAAAAATGCTAATAATTCTTGCTTGCTAAAAGGATGAAAAAAATCTTTTTTGACGGGTACAGTAGCTACACTTGGTTTATTCAACGACAGTTTTAAATTAGGTCTAGGCATTTTTAATATTTGAGAAAATGAATATTTTATTATTAAAAATTTCTTTTCAAAAATGCACTTATTCGACAGACAGAATTGTGATCTTGATGATTAACTTAACAGCGTAATAATTTGGTCATAAGTAATGACCTCGCGGGAATAGGACATCGGGAAAGGCACGTACGACATGGTGGTTTGTTGACCCTTATAAGTCCGTCCTCCGATGCATGAGTGCAGTATTTTAGCAATTGGTGATGGCAATTTATTTATAAATCGTCCCAACACGGCGCAAATATCTACTCCCTGTCGATGTTTCTGTACAAATTTAAGGATATGATGGCAATCCAGTTTCGACATCCTATTAATTTGTGCAATCATAATGTCATCGTTCAGGAATTGCTCGATGCATCGTTTGAAACTATGATAACGGCAAAAAAAGCTGTTTTTTATCATCATGCTGGATAAACCAAAATCAATAAGCACAACTTTACCATGTCTGATCTTCATATTACGAAATATCAAGTCGCCGTGGATAAATGAATAATCTTTGTATAATTTGTTCAAGTTTTTAAAAAAAGGTATCCATAAGGATTTCATAATATCTATAGTAAAAGGTGTCGGAGGGTAATTATCTCCGTCTATTTTTTCCATAATCAGTACAGAAACCCATGTCTTGTTTTTCAATTGTCCAAATTTATATTGATATACTTGCGGTACTATCGGAGAAATCGGTTGTAAAGTCTCCATGATAAGAGCCTCTAATAAAAAACTTTCTTTGATGTAAAAAATCTTGTGGCCTTTCACATAAAAACTATCATTGTTATACGGTGAAGGACCCGTGTACAATTTTTCTCGTTTACATAATCGATTGTCCGATAACAAAAACACATCCCCAGACCCGCCTTGTGCCCACGGTGTTTTCTGGTACTCATAAAATTGTTCGATATCATGTGTGTAGAGATGGTCCCATAATAGTTCATCTTTGGAAAAAAGTCTTTGTAATTTCATTGTCTTTTTATAAATGAAATTTTAAAAGTTGTTAACAATTTTGCTGTTGTTATATAGTCGTTGAGAACAATTGGTTTTGGTATTTTAATATTTGAAAAATGAATTTTAAATATTATAAAAAATTAAAATAAAAAATGCAAGAATATTTACCTATTCCATTACAGCAACAACAACAATTTATACCCACAGATGAAAAATATTTGGATTTTGCAGATTTGTATTCAATATATAGCACTCATCATATTAGTAGTTTGTATCCTGACAGTGCAACGAAAATGATTACCAAAGTATGGAAAGATTGTCCTCATCTTGATGATAGTATTTTTACATTGGTTGCCGCACAAATTGCGACAAAATCGAGAGAAAATAAGATTTATTATATTCAGCTAAGCGTTCGAGATGATGGTGAAACCTTGGAAAAAAAAATGTTCAAATCAGGTGTCTTTGTAGAATGTACCAGCAAAACAGTTTTATCCAATAATACATTCATCATTCTATCTTATCAAGATGATCGTATTGGTTTTGGTCATTATTGCGGAGTTTATGTAAAAGATGATAAAATATACATGTACGATAGTATGATGAAATATACAGGCGCCGAGATTGAGT